TCTGTACAAGCTTCAGGACTTTGTTGCTCCTGGTGAGTTCAAGTCATACGACGAACTCAAGAAGAAGCTGAACGATGTTCTCGGTGGCGACATTCGCAGCGTTGCCCCTGCCGCTAAGAGAGCGGAGGACGAGGACGAAGTGGCTGAGGCCGTTCCTGCTCGTAAGGCTCCCAAGCCAGACGAAGACGAGGATGCGTTTGAGTACTTCAAGCGACTAGCTAAAGAAGACTAAAAAATTCAATAGTCAGTTGCTCATAGCCCTCCAACTAGGAGGGCTATTTACTTTATTAAAGAACTGATCAAGATCTTCTGAATATCCAGATTTTACATTTATTGGAGTATCTTTATTTTTTAACATTGATTGTGTTTTTGCTAATCTAGCACTTGGATTTCCAGAGACAATTTCTTTAAACTTATCGAGATTTGTCTGCAACATTTCAATTTTTTCATTTACTGAATTTTTTGATTTGTATAAAATTTTATTACTTTCATCGATAAGTTCATCTGCTTGAGTAGGTGTTTCTATTGGTGGTAATAAATCTTTAGTTGTTAACTGTGGAGTTTCTTGATCTATATTTTCTGGCAATAAATCATTCGTTGATGTTGACTCAGATTCTACCTTTTCATCTGGTGGAATTAAATCATCTGTTGTTAATTGTGAAGTTTCTTGCTCTTTATTTTCTGGTAATAGATCGGATGTAGAAATCTGCGTAGTTTCTTTTTCTACTTCTTGTGGTAGTAAATCAGTTATAGAAACTTGTTCTGTCTGTTGAGCTGTTTCTTCTGGTAATAAATCGGAAGTTGAGATTTGTTCTACTTCTTTATTTTCATCTTGCGGTAATAAATCTATCGTAGAAATCTGTTCTACTTCTTGTGTATCTTCTTGTGGAAGTAGATCTAATGTAGAAACTTGTTCTACTTCTTGAGCATCTTCCTGTGGTAACAAATCAATAGTAGATGCCTGTTCTACTTCTTGAACATTTTTCTGTGGTAACAAATCAATAGTAGATTCCTGTTCTACTTCTTGTGTATCTTCTTGTGGAAGTAGATCTAATGTAGAAACTTGTTCTACTTCCTGACTATCTTCTTGTGGAAGTAGATCTATTGTAGAAACTTGTTCAATTTCATTTTCTTGTGGAGGTAGAAGATCTATTGTAGAAGCTTGTTCTACTTCTTGAACATCTTCCTGTGGTAACAAATCAATAGTAGAAGGTTGTTCAATTTTATTTTCTTGTGGTGGTAGAAGATCTACAGCTGATTCTATTGTATTACTATTGGATTGTTCTTCTGAGTTTTTTGTTTCTATTGTACTTAGGCTAGAATAATTTGTATCTGGTATATCTACAGTTTCAATTTCTTGTGTTTGTTCTTCTGGATTGTTATTTAAATCTGTTTGGGGAGAAGATTCTAAAAAATCAGAATATTCGTTTGATCCCGTTGGAACTGGAGCTGGAACCATAGAATCAATATTAAAAAAGTCAAAATTAGTATAGTTTATGTTGGGTGTTTCGTCTTTCATTTGCTTTCTTTTCTTGATCTTCTAACCAAATCTTATGCTGTAGCATGTAAACATCTTTTTCCCATGGTATTAATGATTCTAATTCGTTTATAGAAATATTTGCGCCTGTGCTCAAAAAATGTGTTACTTTGTAAAAAGAAATAACATTATTGTGAGTCAGGCATGTGTAAAAAAATTGAGAATACCCTCCAATTTTGTGCTTTTTTCCATTCCATCTTTTGTATAATATCTAATTATTGATGTTATTTTTGGTAATCCATTAACAAATAATTTTATTTTTTCATATTCAGAAATTGTTAAATTTGATAAAAGTTGATCTACAATTTCTTCGCTAATATCATCATATCCAAGAACATTTTCTTCCATATAAATTTTAGCTATCGATGCTTTTAGGAAATGTTTTGTATCGAAATCTCCATTCATTTCTAAAATTTTATATACTTTTGGTTCTTTTAATATAATTTTTGTGGATTCATCCAAAGATATTTCTTTTTCTTTTATTCCAGCTACAATTGCTATTTTTGATAGATCAACTTTCGTTTCTATATTTTCTTTTGTTGAAGGACATGTAAAGTTTACCTTAACTGTTTCTCCTATTGACTTTGATCTAAGATTACAGAAAAGATATTCCATATCTTGTAAAGTTAATTCTTTTGGATCTATATTTTTAAAACAACTTTCCAATAAATCTAAAATTGTTCTAAAAATTATTCTGGTATTTTTTTCTTCTTTAATTAATAGTAAAGATTTTTCATCTGATACTAAAAATGGTCTGAAGAAAACTTCTTTATTTTTACTTGGTAATACACAAGAGTATTCTGGATATCTTCGTTTAAAATTCATAATTATCTCGCTTCATAATATCTAAAATTAAAAATAACATCATATGTTGCGTTCCCAGAATTAGGTTCTGAGTCAAAATCCATTGGAAGAATAACTGCTGGAAATGCTTCTTTGAATGTAAATTCACATGCTACAGTCCCATTGTATGTCAATGCTTTAAGAGTTACTGTTCCCTGTTTAGCACAATCATCATAAAATTTAATGGCTGTAACTTTACCAGATACTCCAGCACTTAAAGAACCTAATCCATTAAACCATCTTTGTATAATCTTATATGTTGCCCAGTCTTGTTCTACCGGGAATCTTATTAATAATCCTTTATCGCTTTCATATGTTGGATTTGTTGGAATATTTCTACCAATTCCTGGTCCAGTGGTTCTATCTGGAGTTAATTCAACTCCTCTTTGTCCAAAGCTGGCATATATTGCTGGTATCGACTCTACACTAGTAATATCTCCACATTGTGAGGAAAAATCCACAGAAAATCTATTTCTTCTTTGGATACCATTGTGTTCTGAAATTTTTTCTATTAGTTCATCTGGAGTCATTTGAATATATTTTTTTCTGTTAATAATTTAAACTGCCATTTATTTTCTTCACATAATTTTTGTGCAGCTTTCCATTTTGATTCATTTATCAAATATCTAGCAGTTTCTTCTTTGAATGATTTTGTTTTTTTATTTTTTGGAAGCATAGTTTGTTTATAAGGTTTTACTTCCACTATCAGTGTTTGTTCTTTTCCACTTTTATCTTTTAACTTAACAACAAAATCTGGAAAATACATATGAACCTTTCCGTCTACTGGAGACAGATAAGGTATTTTTAAACACTCATAGCACCAATTTATAACGGAGTCGTTATCATCAAAATACTTGCAAAGTTTTCTTTCCCACAAGGACTTGCATAATATTTTTGATGAATTTCCAACATATTTTTCTGTGTGCTCTGGTAAAAATTTTGTTTTATACGGCACTAAATATATATAACGGAATAAAAATATGGCAACACGGCAATTTCCATCTGGGTCTTATATCGGAGAACAAGGCTATAGTATTAGAATGTATGCTAAAGAATACAGTGTTCTTGCAGGACTAAGAACTAGAAATGCTATTGCAGCAGCCCCATTTCATACCATCACATTACCAATACCAGGAAATTTAGTAACTCAAACCCAACATGGTTATTCAGAAGAAGCAAATCCTGTTGGACCAATGCTTACTGCTGCTGGAGCATTGAATAGTGGAGGAACTGCAAATTTATTAAAAAGGGTCTTTATAGATCCCATGCTTACATATTTTAGTAATATTAGTTCTACAACCACACAACAAATGTATTCCAATATAACAGAATTATCTTTAAAGTCTGAAGCTAGAAGAGAATTTGAATTTGGGTGGTTATTAATACCAAAAAATGAAACTGAAGCTACCGCAGTTGCAAACATATGTAATGTTTTAAGAGAAGCTTCATACCCAGTATATGCTGGAGGCCCAGAAAGAATCTATCCCCCTCCAATATGGACTTTGAGGATTGCTGCATCTAATGGTGATGATTTAGGTCTTACTAGAGATTGGTTAGGAGATCCTATGCCCTGTGTACTAGCAGGAATTTCAGTAAATAAAGTTCCTTTAGATTCGAATAGACCTACTTATTTTACAAACGGACAACCATTTGCTACAGCATTAAGTGTAATATTTAAAGAGTTTGAAACTGGAGCAATTGGAAATGGTGGATTTGTTATTAGTAAATCTGAGGCAGTATCAACAATACCAACAACAGGATAATGTTTAATAATTATCAAAAAATTTCTTATGATTTTGATGGTACAAAAAGAACAATTGTATCATTTAATATCGATTTTGATTTTTCAGCTATTGAATCTTCGTTTTATACTGAAAAAATAAATGATGATGAATTGCTTGATAGTTTTTCTTTAAAAACTTTTAAAGATTCTTCCAACTATTATATTCCATTATACACTGGAGAAATATTAAATCCATTTATAGAACTACCTCCATCTACAGAACAAATAGAAAATGAATTAAGTACATTTAAATCTTTATTTTCTAATTCAGTTAATTTTACTGCAACTGGAGGTCAAACCGCAGCTAGAGTTGAACCGGGAGATTTAGTAGTCAAATTTGATGCATCTTACGATGCAGATTTCAACACTACAGATAATTTTGCATATGTCTCTGAAGTTGATTATGAAATTAATAAACTTAAAGTTTTGAGTAAGGGATTTACAGCTAGTAGTGGATATAGAATTCTAAGAAAAACAAATAATACATGGAATCCAATAACTGAACCTTTACTTACTGGATTTGTTTTAAACAATGTTCAATTGGAAAATTACTCAAATTCTCCTACTTCATTTACAAATGAATATGAAATAATTACAAAAAGTTTTTCTACCGCTGGATATACTGGTGGAACACCAACTGGTGGATACATATCCATAACGGAAATTAGTGATTTTATTGGAAATAAAAATATGATTAATATTCCAATTATATCACAACTAAAAACTGTTGGAGATATGATTAATGTCAGTAGCTAATATTAAAGGTATAGTGAGTATTACGATTACTCACGGTAGAAGCGATGAAACTTGGACACTTGTAAATGGTGAGTATTCAAGTGGTTATTTTGAGCAAATATCATTTGATGAAGGAATAGAACAGATTCTTTGTAGTGGTACTTTAATGATAAGAGATCACTCAGATGTTCTTAGAAATTTTAACTTTACTGGTAGAGATGGATTAAAGGTAGTAATTAATGATACGGTAGCCAATGGTTCCGGAGAAACAAAAACTTTATATTTTATAATCTATCAGGTAGTTCACGCAACAGATTATTCTGATAGAAATCAAGCTAGAATGGTTGCTTTGAAATTCATTGATCCTCTTTATTTCTATAATCAAAGAAGACCATTTTTATACGAAGAAGACATTAAGCAAATATCAAAAGAACATCCTCAAGCTGAACCCCCCGATGGTACAGGAGGAGGCGGTGGAGCAGAACCCGTTCAAGAAGAGACTGGATGGGTAAATGAAATATTTGCAAAATTTGCCGACACTGGAACTCCTGGAATAGACTCAGAATATTTTATTGATTCTTCTAAAAATTATGCTTGGTTAAAAGAAAAGCATCAAATATATCCAAGTGGAAGAAAAATAGATACGGATAATTTCTTATCTTTATTGAACTACTTGGCCACCAATGCAGTAGATGAAAATAATGTTCCAAATTTTTTCTGTTGGAAAGATTTGAATAGCTTTAACTTCATAAGCTATTCAACGATGTCTTCTTTAAATCCATCTGTATTTTTAACCACTGGACTTGTAGATGCACTATATGGTAGTCAGCGGATAAAGATAAATTCTATTAATGAAATTACTAATTTATCTTTAATGGAATTAGAAAATAATGGAGCATTTTCATCTTACTATGAAAGAATAGATCCGGATTTTGAAAATCCATATTTTTCATTTAGTGATGTTTCAAAGGGATATACGAAGTTTTTAGTTCAATATTCTCTTGGAGAAGAATTTAGATTAGGTGGTAAATTATTTAATTTAACTGATGCTAATCTTGGAAAACAGGGATCGATAGATCCAGAAGAAATTGAAAATATAGAAACAGATATTTTTAATAATTTTGATCCAGATAATCCATCAAAACCAAAAGTAACTTCTAGAAGATTTTATGATGACGGCCAATGGGGAAGTTATGATTTTGGATACTTTAATAGTTCTATGCCAGAACAAACATATAGTCTATACACCAATCAGGGAAATACGTTTAAGTACGAAGGCACAAATAGATTATCCGGTTACATGTGGCAAAGTATGTTTGATATAGAAGAAATTGGTCCAATTTCTGGTACAACTTTGTATATTGAATCCGAAGTTAGTAAAGACAATCCTTCGGGTGCTTCATTCCAAAATGTAAATTTTATCAAAGAATATATTAACATACGCAAAGGTATCTCTGGAGAAAGAGACAAATATTATAAACTAAGAGAATTGAAAGAAAGATGGAATATATTCAAATATGTTGTCTGCTGCATGAATAATATTTCAGATTCATTCTATGCTCTTATATTAGGTGCTACTGTTCTAAATGGTGATGAAGAAGGTGGACCAATACCAATAGATCCAAAACCATTAAAATCTAAAGCGTTTAAATATGTTTGGAAAGAAGTAGAATTTGTTCCTAAAGGATATGAAGGAGTTTCTGGGGGAACTGCTACTATCGTATATCCTATGTTTGCTGGTTCGTCTAGTTCTGCTGGTGGATGTACTTGCGGTGTACCATCCGGAATATCCGGTATAGCTGGTATAACTGGCGTGACTTTCCATTTTACTCATCCATTCTTTGAAATTTTTATTCCAAATAATTCAAGATCTGGTGGGTTCACAGGATTTACAGCTGGGTTTACCGCTGATTATGGAGGATCTATAGGAAATACATTTGTTAAAATTCCAACATATTCATATTTTCCAGCATTTAATATTAATGAGCTTACTAATTATGAAACAAAAACACAAACTGAATTAAATCCTAGAAAATATGCTGGCGCAGGAATTAATATGGATTTGGAACAATTCCCAGGAGGTAACAAAATTATACCTGTAGGTTATAATCCAACTATAGATGATCCATGCAAACATGCATTTAATGGTCAAATAGTAAAAATGCAACAAATTAATATTAAAGATTTGACGGGGCTTAGTCTTTCTCAGCAAGACATAAATTCTGCTCCTGTTTTATACTTCTTCGATGTTCAAAATGCAGTTGAAGGACAATGCGAAGATTGTCCTGCGGAGGGTTAAAATGTCTAAAAATGTTTTTCTTAATAAAATAATTGCAACTACTGCATCAAAAACAAACGAAATAGATGAAGAACATATTGAGGCAAAAGAATATATTTGCGCCAATCCATTGGCAATTTATGGGGCATCACCAAGAACTGTAGATGAATGCCTTGAAAAGTTCTTTCCTGGTTATACTCAAGACGCAGCTTTAAATGACATGGTTGGAAAAATAAGACCATCTAAAACACCAACACAGTCTTCTACAGAAACTACTCTTCTTATTTACGAGGAAGATCCTGAGCCAGATGGATGTACTTTAACTTGTGCATTCACGGAAACAAAGCTATGTGATGATATTTCCAAAAAGATGGGCGATAACTTTTTAGGATGCTTATACTCGGAACCCAATGCCCCATTTAGCTGTGATTGTCCAAAATATGGAAAAGATTTTCCAAAACTTTTAGCAGCAGCACTTAAAAATAGCACTTTCTGGGGTACACCGTTTGAAAGCCCGTTGGCAAGAAGAGCATTCATTGCATTGTTAAATGCTACTAAAATACAGGTAACAATCGATGGTACATTTGCTGTGCGACCTGGCTATAAAGTGAATATTGAAGATATTCCAAGAGAATATTCTGGAAATAATTTCGGAAAATTGCATGGAAACTGGATTGTTCTAAACGTTAATCATAGAATATTTAAAGATAGACACCAGGAAACAACATTGACACTTGTTAGAGATTATTCTGCTGATAATGCACCAAATATAAGCACAGCTACTTCTAATCTTGGACCAATTATAAATATACAGAGATGATGTATTTAAAAGATATAAACATCTTTGGTTATATTGATGCAAAGGGAGATGTAGCTAAAGTATCAAAAATGGCCTTTACTAATCAAATAGTGAAGAATTTGATAAATTTAAAATTTGGTGATGCTAGACTGACAGAAGAAAAATACGAATTCACTATTGACTCTTTTAAATTTTCAACAGATTATGGGTACGACAGCGTATCTTTATCTTCTCTTATGGCCAGAGTCATGCACAAATTGCCTCAAGTAAAAGATATTAAAATAATCCCATTAAGAGGCGAAAAAACAGTAACTTTCGATGTTTCTTACCAAATAGAAGATTCCATATCTAAAAATATACAGACATCTACGTTTAAGTTTACAATAGATAAATAATTTCATGAATTATGAAATAAATCTTGTAGATCTGGATAAAGATTCTTTAAAACAAAATCTAATAACCTACCTAAAAACTACAGAGGTAGGTAAACAGTATGATTTAGATACCGATGGCACAGCTATCAAGATGTTAGTGGATTTATTTAGCTATAATACCCTAATATGGCTACATTATTTGCATTATGTCAATAAGGAATCATTTATATCTACTGCACAGAGAACAGATTCTTTATCTAAGCTACTACAGACTGTAGGATTTACCCTAAACAACAAAAATTCAGCATTTTCTTTAGTAACTTTTGCAAAAACAAATGCAAGTTTAGCTCAAATTGATAGATTTGCAGTTGTAAGAGGTAGAAATGCAAATAACTCCCTACAAAATTTTTATTATCTTGATGATCTAAAGACACTAGACAATACAACAACTTTGCCATTTTATGCTGGAACTGGATTAGTAAAACAAATACCAATAGAAATTGATTTAGATAATCAGGAATACAAAATAGAAAATGAGAACGTGGATATTAGAACTATTCGCGTTTCTGTAAATTCTATATTCTGGACTAATTATACCAATAATCCACTTCCAGATACTGATGAAAATTCTCAGATATTTTTCGTTATTAAGAAGGGAAAGTATTATTACCTAAAATTTGGAAAAAATCTACAAAGCCAGGATATAAATTCCATAGGAAAATCTATAACTGGTTCAGATATTATTACTTTAAGTTATGTGATTTCTTCTGGAACTGTTGGAAATAATGTAAAAATAACAGAATTGGTTTCAAATGGAACAAAAACTATTCCTGTGGTTTTAATATCATCCACTTTATCAAGCGGAGGGTATGATACACCAGATCTGAATTACTTAAAATATATTGGACCAAGATATTATGGTTACAATGGTTTAATAACAAAATCTGATTATGAAGCAGCAATCGCCTCATCTGGATATCTATCAAGTTATACAGATATTGTAAATAAAATAGCTGTTTTTGATGGACAAAATCATAATAATAATTATGGAAAAATTTATTATTCTATAATTGGTTATGATGTTGGTGATGTTACGATTCAGAGTATAACAGATATACTACAAGCAAAAGCTGTATATGGTCTTAATGTTGTTTATAAAGCAAGTGAAAATTTCACTGGAAATATAACAATGGCTTGTACAAGAGATGCTTCCAAAACTACAAAAACAACTGGCCAATTGAGAAATGAACTTGAAGATGCCATAGAAAATAATTATGGTACTTTAAAGTTTAATAATTCAATCTCAAAATCTGCTCTAATAACACTAGCTACAGAAGTCAGTCCAGGACTTGTAGTAAAGGATTCTAATATATCTTTTACATTTACAAAAGCAATTAATCTCACAGAAAATAAGACTGTTTATTTCTATAATTCAATATCAAGTATAACTACAGATCTTGTGTCATCTAATCT